CTAGTGTTCCTGCAGGTTATCCTGTAGGTACGCCGACTAGGACAACCATCACCCGAGACCAAATTAATAATATGATAATTGCCTCGGTTCAAGATGGATTCAATCAAAATGTCGACCAGATGAATTTTAGAGACAAAGAAAAAGCAATTTACAAAATAGTCGGCAAGAAATGGGTTAAACCCGACAGACGCCATCAAATAGGTGCGTCCCAAGGAGCAATAGGTTATATTGACCCTGACGACGATAAATTAAAGGTAGAAAACATTGGTTCCCTTCCACCGTGGACTCATCAAATAACATTTAAACCGATGAGAAAAACTAAATATACTATGGGGCCATTCGATGGACCGAATGCTACACGCCGATACTTTCCCAATGAATCTTGGGTTCCGTGGGTAGGATTGTATACTCCTAACCTAGGTTCTTACTATGAAGACGCCGGCGTAGTCCCTGATGATGCGAAACTCTCGTTCGCTTATAATGACTGTCTATGGTTTACAGACTCCTAAAAACACAATTAGCTATAACGCTATAATTGCTAGAAAATATTTGCAATGACTTGCCAGCAAAGAATAAAAATGAAAGGACGAAGTCCATTCCCGAAGGGAATGCATAGCGTTCGTTTTTTTACATGGGTGTCAACTTGATGACGACCAATAATTTGTTAGAGAATACCGGAATACCTAACATCCAATGTTAGGTTTCTCGGTTAAATAAATTAATTCGAACCTTCGATACAATTGTTCTAAACTATCTTCCTCGTTCCTGTTACAATACACTGATGCTGGATGTAATGAACTTGTTACAATAACTCTTTTTGAAGTAAATGGAAGAGGGGGTCTCCCCCTTCTCTTTACCTGATAAGGCCACTTATCTACTAATTGCAACATCTCGTTGTATGTTATCCTTCCCCTAAAATCATTTATGATAACAGTCTCCTGCTGTTTATAATTATCCCACCACCCATTGTCATCAGGCAATACATAATGTGTATCAGGATTAAATCCTTTAAAGGCCTCGTGTGACTTACCAGTCCCTGTAGCGCCGTGGTACCAAATTCCTTTGGTCATTTCTGTTCTATATAATTTGCTCATTCGTAAATCTTCTAGTTTATCTAATGTCCTTCCATACTGATGATAGTATTCAGGCATCTCAGTTATAATGTTATCACAAGATAACTCACCAGTTAATATCTTATCTTTTAGTTCAATCAAATCACTACGCTTACCTTGATTTGGTTCATTTCCAAACACTTTGTGTTCAGGATTATGAGGTTTCACCTTCCCATCTTTTTCATAGGGACCTATGATATAATCTTTTTGATGTTCAACATCTTCACTCATTGCAACTTCGAAATGCACTTGTGGGCATTTTAGAATCTTTTGAGCTTGCTTCAATGATTTCTTATCATAAAAATAAACATATCCTTGCCAATGCTTCCTGCCAGTGTCGGGGCATACTTCAGGAGCATATAGTAAGTATTTGCACTTATCCTCGTCATAAAATGGAGGAGTATCTAAAAAAGAAGTTAAAACAAAAGAACGATTTCGTTGATTTTTGCCCAAAGGTTTAGTATTACCCTTTGGGCACTTTTGGGCATTTTCACTCATTTATAATATCTATTATAAATTAATAAATGCCATTTAAAAATCGAGATTTTTAAGTATTTTAAAATTCGAGAATTTTAAATATAGCTATTTAATTTTCGAGAAAATTAAATGGGTTGCGTTTTTTTTCTAAAGTAAAGTATAAAAAGAAATGGCTGTTAAGAGAAACAATAAAAGAGGCAATAAACGCAACACTCGAAGACCAAACAAACGCAAGAATTTTAAGCGTAAGAATGTAAGTAAGTTTGTGTCTGCTCGTGCACCTGTTGTAGAATGTAAGAAACGCACTTTGGGCGTTCAGCAAGGATTGATTAATCCTTCAATATATTTCACTGAGTTCCCTTGCAGGTCATTTTTAGAAATGACGCAAGGCACCGACGAAGACGAGATGATAGGAACATCAGTTTTTAATAAATATTATTCTATGAAAGTTAAATTAAATTTTCCAACAGAGCATCCAATTGATAGCAACTTCCGTGCTCAGTTAGTATGGGGCTGGCGTACAGCCCCGTTATCTGTTCCTACTAGTGTTCCTGCAGGTTATCCTGTAGGTACGCCGACTAGGACAACCATCACCCGAGACCAAATTAATAATATGATAATTGCCTCGGTTCAAGATGGATTCAATCAAAATGTCGACCAGATGA